GCCCGCTGTGCGGCCCGTGGCGATCATTCCATACACCACCGTTCCGATCACTACAAATACGGAAATGAATGTGGGGGTGATGAATCCAGAAAAGCTCGTGAACGGCAATCCGACACCAGGACGAGCAACGACCAATTCAGGATTCGATTGATCGAAAATGACGTTCTGCATCGACAAGCACGCACCAGGGAACGCCATGCTCGCGTCTAGAGCGTCACATAGACCCTTGGCTGTAAATTTTATCGGATAGGATTGCCCGGTAGCCATATATTACCAAGGGTCTATTTTCGTTGGGCGGTTGCTATTCCCGATGCGGAACCGGCGAGGGTCAAGCTGAACTTCTTTGACTACCTGCTGTTCGTCGCCTTCGGTCAACAAATGCTTCAGTAGCAGCTTCTCGCAATCGGCGACGTAGGTCGTATAGCGGGGATCATCGGTGATCCGCATGAGGCGCATTGCCGTAGCATTGAGCAAGTAGTCTTGATCGGCAAACCACGGAGCCCCGCCGAAGACCTCAGGTGAAACGATATCAGCCTGATTCAGGTAGTAGCGATGAGTCAAAGTCTGCTGCTGGCTGGCCTGGGGATAGACGAACAAGAGTCCCGGTTGTCCGACAGCCACGGGCGACAAATCAGACGCCCACTCATACGGATAATTGGAAATGCTGTTCTGCTGGAACTCCATGTCGAACTCTTTGAGCGAGCATGGATTCAAGAAGAACGGTTCTCCTTCGACCGAAAACCACAGATCGTAAGTGCGGAGATAGTTCAACTCCAACGGAAACGGGCCGTTGTTGTTCGGAGGGAGGATGATCTGATCGGTCACAAGATTGACCTTGAGATTCCGATGCATGACCAGATCCTTCAGCACAAGATTGAGTTGACGCCCCGCGAGTGCCAGATAACCTGGGCATTTGGCGATAGTGCAAGCGTCTTGAACGATCTGAGCTGAAGAAATGGCCATGATTTATTTCACTCCCGCCTTCAATTTTGCATCAGCGATGGCAATCACACCCTTTTCCATATCCTCCTTGATATGACCCAAGTTCTGAGTATACACCGTGAGCTGTTGCTTCTCGGCGGAACTGAGTTTACCGCCACCGGCGACCTTAGCTTCGTGTGCCGACAGAACGTCGCGGATCTGGCCCATCTGGACAACGCGTTGTTCCATCTTGGCTTCCAGCTCGGGGATTTCCGAGCGGAGCGTCTGACGATCCACCACGTCATGCAGGAAGTCGATTTGAGCGTTCACCGCTTCGGGAGTGCCGGTCGCGTAAATGTAACCGCTAACCGTGATCGACTTGCCGGACTTTCCCATCGCCGCTTGGATGGTGAAATTACCTGTAACCATTTCGCCGGCGACGATCTTTTCTTCTACTGTTTTCATACTCTTACTCCTGGGTTGTTAAATTATGCAGCCGACGAATCTTTTTTGTGCACGGCAACTTGATACGGCATCCATTGCGCGAAATAGCCACATTCGTTTCCGGTCTCGTCGTCCTGAAGCAGAGTCACAGACGTCGCATTGTGAGCAATGCCATTTTGGTCGAAGAATCCGATGTTGATCATACGGTCGCCATGCACATAGGCGACACTGGCCGAAAAAGGCTGATCGCGTAAAGGTTGATCCGAGTTCTTCGCGGGTTGAAACCAAACAACACGTCCGATTGTAGGGATGATCATTTTACTATTGCTCCTTGGTTGTTAAAATTGGCGGTTCGTTGGCTTGCGATATGCGTTCTCGTTCTCACCATGAATGGATTTCTCATGGTCCCAACAACGGGCGACCCGGCTTTTCATTTCAGCCAAACTGTCACCGTCGAACTCATACGATTGACCGTGATAATACTCCACTCCGTTGGTAGATAGGCAAATACCGGCCCCGGAGGGCAATTCGATGCGATACGCATAGGTCGGCATCTCAACTTCCACCCATTTTTGCTTCTTTTCCGTGCGCTCAGTTGGATTGACGCACTTACTGACGGTCACAGTGTTTCCAGTCGGTTTTTCCTCGACGTTGGAGCCGGAAAACTGGCTGGCCTGGCTCATCGCAAAGGCCATTTCTTCGGCTTCGGTACGCTTGACTTCAGATACGCCGAGTGCTTCTTTTAGCCTCGCAATCTCGGCCAATAATTCTTCTGGATTTTCTTTTGCCATGTCGTGCTCCTAGTTGTTCTGTCCGGTAATCGTCGTCACGCGCATGCCGTGGCCGAACGACCGATGTTCGATGGTGTGAGTGGCGGGAACGTATTCAACTGCGACGGGTTCCACCACTTCTGCGACGGGTTCCACCACTTCTGCGACGGGTTCCACCACTTCTGCGACGGGTTCCACCACTTCTGCGACGGGGAGTGGGTTTTCTAATTCTTCCATATCATTCTCCAAAAATTAGGGGCCTGTACGAGCGCCCCTGTGATTGATTATTCGACTGCGGTTCCGGCGCTGTAACCTGGGCTGAATGCGGAACCGGACTCGGTTCGAGCCATGTAGGCATTGTTCAGGATAATTGTGCCGTAGAAGAATTTCCACGAAACAACACGCGTCTGGTTCATCGGATCGGATTTATCCGCGTTCTTGAGGTAGTGATACTCGACGTTATCCAGCAAGACCTGACCATAAGCGTCTTGACCGAAGAACATCGTAGGGTACACAGTGACGCCAGTTGCTGGCGCGGCCTGTGGCGTCTGTGGCACGCCGATGCCGGTCAGGATGGCCGTCGAACCGGACGCGAGTTGCGTCGCTTGGCCAGCCAGTGGGCCGACCGCTGGACCGGACGCGGAGAGCGCCAGATTAGTCGGGCTGGACGAGGTTCCGATGTAGACCGAGAACACGTAGTTGGCCAGAGTTGGCAACGTGACGCTGATTGAACCGGTTGGGCCGGTCACGGCGATACCAGCCGACACCTGATAAATCTGCTGCTCGACAGACGTTGCCGCCGGCGCGCCGGTAACGACAACGAAATACGTACCCGTAGCCAGATTACCGCCCGTCAGGGATGCTACGCCAGTCACAGCAGCGTTACCCTTCCAGTACGGCATCATGTTCGTTTTGCAGAAGCGTGCGCCGCCCCATTCGCCAAGATCGTTGTTGTACAGGCGGTTCAAGTCGCTGTAGCTCCATGCGGTTGCGATGGTGCTATTTTGGCGCAAGTCCTGAGTCACAAGAGGGTGAATCAGAGAAACGTAATGCGGCATGACACCGGGCTCCTTGCTCGCTTTGGTGCGAGCATCGGCGTCTTGCTTCATGTCAACACGTTCATCACCCATGAAGGCAGGGGCTCCGAAGGTTTCGAGCGAACCCACGATTTTGCCGATTTCAACCGGAGTCATAACGTCCGTCTGAACCAGGCCGGCGCGGTTGGCGCGTCCATTGGCGTAATTTACCTGGGTTCCGGTCAACAGGATATTGAGCACGTTGCGCTCGATGGTTTCTGGCTGCTGGATACCGATCAAGCGGATGGCCTGTTTGAACAGAGGATGCTTGATGGTCATATCGGCGACGTCAGTCACACGCACTAAGTCACCCCATTGCTGAGCGGTCGCACTGACCTGGGCGATGGTGATCGCTTCACCAGCTGCGGCAACGCCTTCCGACAATGGAGCGAAAGGCAATGGGAGCCGTTCGTACCGAGTAGCCGTGTAGATCACACCGGCTTGTTTGTCGATGCGAAGGGCTTGGCCGAACTGGTACGCCACCAGTTGACGCTGAGCGATACGGAGAACTTCATCAGCGATATGCAACTCGATATCGTTGGCGATAGTCTGTCCGTTCGGACCAGGCGAAAAGTTGGTGAGCTGTGATTCAAAGACCGCATGCAGCAATTTGATGAGTTTCATGATAGTTCCCTGGCTGTTAAATTCTTACGTTTTCCAGGCGTTGTGTGCGTTTTTCTGCATCGGAGAGTCTGCCGGTCGTACCTCGAACGTCAGACTTTACCCCCGGCGTGGAACCACGTTTTACGCCGCTAGTTTTAGTGCTTTTCCCTTCCGTGGCTTTGAACTTCCCTGCGATCATATCCTCGCCCATCAATAGGGCCATCAATTTCTCGCGCGGGGCGTCATTGCCCTTTGAGCGCATTTCTTTGAGCATGCTTTCAACCTTGTCTTTGTACATCGCATGCGCTTTCGGCTTGCTCACAGCAATACGTTCAAATGCTGTTTTGTCGGCCTGATCCCGCGACTCGCGCAATGCATGCTGACTGTTTGCATTTGCTTGACGTGCATCCCGTGCTGACTGAATGGCGTAACGCTGCCAATCATTCGCTTCGGGGCTCGCCAGAATCGCTTCCTCTTGCTGCCATGTCTTTTGGTCCTGACTGGGCTGCTGTGGCCGACTCTCGCGCCGCGCATTCTCCAACTCGGTCATTGCCTTTTGGTGATCACTCTCGGCCTTCTGAGCGCGTTCACGCAGCGTTACAATTTCCTTCTGAGCGCGAGACTGTGGCTTAGGCGCCGGTTCCTCTTCGGTTTCTTCCGGTTCCTCTTCGACTTCTTCCGGTTCCTCTTCGACTTCTTCCGGTTCCTCTTCGACTTCTTCCGGTTCGTCACCATCAACCTGACACTCAAGGCGTGCCATCAACCATACTAATAATTTGTTCATTTCATTTCCTTTTAGTGGATTACGTCCACAGAGCGAGGTTTAGCCCTTAACGGGGACTGAGCGAACCCGGCTTTTTTGAGCCTGGGCGAGGGAGCTCGTATTTCTTCAGTGCTGCTCGCCGGTCGGCATTGGATGGGTGAAACAACTCACCGTCCCCGACGCCTTGCAGCATTTCAATCAACGCATCGGCTCCGCCCAAACTGGCAGCATAGCGATCCGCCTCAAACTCCTGGCGATGCATCATTGGGATTAAGCGCCAGGGGGTAAAAATTAAACACAGAATGCGTTTCTCCGTGTGATG